AATTTGGTACACGCGTCGGACAGGACCTTCCTAATTTTGGTAGGAGATACAAGGCCATAATTCTTCATGAAATTTTTCAAATTTGGTTTCATAATCTGTTTCACGGGCACGTCGAGAGCATAGTCGAGGACCTTGGGAATGTCCCCTTTCGTCGCGAGAAACAGGAAGCCTAAAAGGCCACCGGCTGAAGCCCCCGAGATTTCCTCGAGGTCATCAAGCCGTCCTTCTTGTTTTAGTTTCGATAGAACCCCTAAATAAAGGAAGAAGCCCATGGCTCCAGGTCCGATGGATAAGCACCGGACCATTCTATGATTTTAATTTAATAATACTGGGGGAACTGACCGCGCAGGAAGGCGAACAGCAGAGCGAACACCAGGGTGTGCGCACCCACAGCCATTGGCGAGGACTGGCCAGACATGAACAGACCGGCGTTCTTGGGTGGGATGGTCAGCAGCAGACCTGGGGTCAGCAGGACGAACAGAACCGCTGGCACGAACAGGTCGGCCGTGGTCAGGCTGATCTTCAGCACAAACTTGGCAATGGCCCAGTAGACCAGGGACAAGACCAGGGCGTGAACCACAGCCTGGACCAGCAGACCCGCGCCGGATGGCAGAGCCAGGAGCATACCTGGGCTCAGGACGGCGAACAGCACTGCTGGGAGGAGAACCTTGGGGCCGGTAACGTCAAACATCTTTACAAATACGCAACATATTTTTCGGCCCATCCGAAAAAATTTTCAGCCTGGACCCGATCGGAAATTACCGGGAGGTTTCCGATGAGGTTCCACATGATCACGTGATCTTCGACAGATGCTTGCTCCTGGAACCACTGAACGCGACCAAGAACAAGATCGACGAATTCTGGAAAATTGGCCCTAATGTTAATATAGTTATAATCTGCAAAATCACGGATCTTCATCCAACCATCGAGGAGCTCCTGGGAGTACATGTCCTGCCAGTCTTCTGGATGGAGTTCGGCATCGAACTCGTCCGACCCATCAGAGTCGTAAGCGAGGTCGTAATTGTACGCGTCACGCGAGTACTCGTCGTTGATACCCATTTTTGTTCTTAAATTATAAACGTCCCAAGGCTCTAAGCCTCGAGGAGGGCCTTCAGACCCGTCACCATGACGCCATCCGACTCCTTGACGGGCGCAGCGTCCAGAATGGCCTGGAACGCCCCCTCGACCTGAGCCTCATTTCCACCGAAAAATGTGCCCAGCCCCTTCTTTATCACCTCCTTCGTCAGAGACCCCTTGGTCTTTTTTGTTTTGAAATTGACCTTCACCTTGTCCTGAACCTTTACGGTATCAATCTCGTTTTCTTTCATATGCTTCGTCACAAACTTGCGAAGATCCTTCTCACGGTTGTTTAAAACACCGAGATCTTTGCGAGCTGCGGCCAACTGGGCCTTGAGGGCGACCCACTCGGTCATGGCTGCTTTAAAGTCCATATTTAGTAACTACGCGGTAGTTATTTGTGCGTAGCTTGACGCAACTTATCATCACAAAGCCTTCGGCTTACTGATATTCAGGCGAAATCTCAAACTTGGGACGCATGGTGTCGGGGGGAATCGTGCTGAGGTTGAAGATGCTGACTGGGGTGCGGGGGTTGATTGGCTCGGAGCGGAACTGCTGGTTGGCGTTGCGCAGAACGCCACCGACCGTCTCTGGGTAACCAATCTGGCTGCGTGGGTCCAGATAGTTCTGACCCGACATGATCTTGTCTGGGCTGAACTGGCCAAAGTCCTCCGTCTGAACCACCTCGCGGGGGATCAGACTCGAAGAGGACGCGTCACCGTCATAGGCAACGGCTGCCACGGCTGCCACGGCTGCACCGGTCAGGTCGCGCTGGTAACCGGAGCCCGTAGAGCTCGTTGGGGTATTGCCCAGGTTGAAACCCATTGAAGGTGCAGGGGCGCCGAAGCCGCTGGACTTGGGGGCGAACAGCAAAAAAAGAATGACTACGGCCAGAAGCAGAATTGCCAGTCCCTTGCGATCCATATTATTAATAGTTACCGATAATTTTTTTGGGCTGGAGGAGGAAGGTCAAGTCCGAAGGACTTGGGTGGCGGACCCGGGACTAGTCCAGGTAGTCGGCCGGGTCCTCGTCCTCCTGCTCGACCGGCTCGTCTGAGAAAAGATACTCCTTGGGGAGCTCAGGGGTCTTGGGTGCTGCCCGGACGCGCACCTGGAGAATACGCCAGATGGGACCGAACGACTTTTTCAGGAACCATAGACCAGACAACTCGAGCACCACATCACACGATGTCTCGGGCTGGATATCCTGGAGCTCGACGGGATTCTTGCGGGTGTCGAAAGCAAGGGTCGCCACCTGACCCTTTACAGTTGCGAGGGACGCGCCAAGAACGCCATCGGTCACGCTCTCCTGCCACGCGTTCTGGATGGTCTCGTCACTCAGGTCCTTACCGAACCACTCCTGCTTGGACAACTTGGCCTGGGCCAAGATCTGCTCATCAATGACCGAGAAAAGATTGGAATCCGTCTTGAAATTCACAGACTTGGAGGCGAGGGAGTCCTGGAGGATCAGACCGTTCACCTGATGACGTGCACCCGTGATCTTCAGAAAGTACCGGCCGTCTGGAAGCTTCTGTGGCGTTGCGTACTCCATTATACCATAAACTAATTTCTTCTTTAACACTAGATGACGACCTGTAGTTCAGACCTGATCACGAAGGGGTGCCAGTGCCTGGCAAATCCCATAGATCCTGGGTCCCAGGTGTGCGCCTATATAAACCGTCAGAACGGCCTGGTGTCTCCATGTGACGCGGGGTGCTGTGTTCCTCAATGTACAGTCAATACAGAATTACCAAGTATTCTTCAATTTCAAAATGAATTTCGTGCATCAACTGGAACGGCACTTCCGCCTGGGTTCGGGGTCAACCTCGTGACGAGTGACGAGCCCACCCGGAACAAGGAGGAGACGGAATATGTGGAGCCCGACACACGGTACCAGACGGTATGGGAACGAATGACAATTCCCCTTCTGATGCTGGTTATCGTGTTTTTGGCCATCGCATCCCTGGCTTAAAGATGCCCATCGTGTGTAGAGTAGAAATGGCCACCACTACCCCAGTCACCCTCGAGCTACTCGCCAAGGAGCTGAAGGCTCTGCGCAAGGATGTGCGCAAGATTCGTCAGCACTTTGAGGACCCCACGGGCGAGAAGCAGGCCGCTCGTTCGCAGAACAACGGCTTCAACAAGCCTCTGAACGTGACGGACAAGCTGCGCACCTTCCTGAATCTGGCGGCTGATGAGAAGATCTCTCGCTCTCAGGTTACCGCCCGTATCAACACCTACGTGACCGAGAAGGGCCTGAAGGCGGGTCAGAACATTTCCCTGGATGCGATCCTGCAGGACCTGCTGCAGCCACCAGCGGATACACAGGTGACCTTCCTGAACATCCAGAAGTTCATCAACCCCCACTACATCAAGGAGGAGACGGAGAAGAAGCCCCGTGCGAAGAAGGCCGTGGCTGAGGCGGTCGGGGACGCATCAGGTGACGCGGCCCCCCCAAAGGAGAAGAAGCTTCGCCCAAAGGTTGCGAAGGCTTAAAAGTATGCGTGTAATGTAATACAAAACAAATGGAGTCTCCTCCTATTTTGTCACGTGATAAGCTAAATTCCCTTGTTGGGACAAAAATCAACAATATCGAACTGTATCAATGGGCTTTCACTCACAAAAGCGCGTTGAAGCGGTACTCTGGTCTGACTGGTTCGTATGAAACCCTGGAGTTTATGGGGGACTCTGTACTCGGGTTTATAATCACCAAACATCTATTTGACCAGTATGAAAAACATCAGGAGGGATTCCTGACCAAGGCGCGGACGAAGATGGTCCGGGGTAAAACCTTGTGTGAAATTTCAAAAATTCTAGGTCTCGATAAGTTGATTCTGATGGATGAAAAGGGGGAGCGCAACGGATGGAACACCAATGAGCACATCATGGAGGACGTTTTCGAGGCGCTGGTGGGGGCGATATATTTGGACCTCGGGATGGTTCATGCCAAGAAATTTGTCCTCGATTCTTTCACAAAGGTGGAGACGTCTCTCGTGGATGACAACTGGAAGGATCAGCTCATGCGTTGGTGTCAGGCCCTTAAGTACCCCCTCCCTGAGTACCGTGTGGATGGCCAGGCGAACGGGCAATTTTTCATAACGGTCATAGTCGACGGCATGGAGTGCGGGGCGGGTTTCGCACTTACAAAGAAACAGGCGGAACAAAACGCCGCCGAAATTGTACTTAAGACGGATCCTCGATTCAAGAGTAAGAATGGAGGACCCCCGAAACGTGAGGGACGTGGCGGCGAAGCTCCTTGCGGCTGAATATGCAGAACAAAGATCTGATGAATGGTTAGCACTCCGTGAACAAATGATCACGGCAAGTGACGTGGCGAGTGCGATCGGTGAGAGTCGGTATGAATCCCCCGATGCGTTCGTGAAGAAGAAGGTTCTGAGTCTCAAGTGGGCTGGAAATGCTGCGACGGCGCACGGTACCGCACTCGAGCCCCTGGTCCGTGATCTTTATGACCATAAAACCGGGCGAAAGTCTCATGAGATTGGTCTCGTTCAACATCGGCTGTACCCGTGGCTTGGGGCGTCGCCAGATGGAGTCACAGAGGATGGGCTTCTCATTGAGATAAAGTGCCCATTGACGCGCAAAATCGAGGCAAAGGTGCCCAAACACTATTTACCCCAAGTTCAATTGCAGCTCGAGATTACTGATCTCGAGGAGTGCGACTTTGTGCAGTACCGCCCAGCCAAGACTGAAGGTACAGAGCCCGAGTTTGTGGTGGTGCGCGTCAAGCGCGACCGCGAATGGTTCGCCAAGAACCTCCCTGCTATGAAGGCTGCATGGGACCGTATAGTCAAAGGAAGGGCACATGGCCTATGTGAAATAGTCGACGATGACGCGAAAAATGTGTCGTGTATGGCCGAATGCCAGATTGTAGATGATGGGCACAACTAAATGTCCCAACTCGGTCCCGAAGTGACGGTTCAGGAGGTTGACGAATGGATCGCTAAACTCGATAAAAAGCAAGGATATCTTAAAAATGTCATAGCGTTCTTGATGACGGTGATTGGCCGCCCCATCAAGAGCCCTCTACTTATACGCATCCCGGGGAAAGGGGACAATATGATCCATAAATCAAGAAGATGGTACGAAATTCGCGACGCGGAGGGGTACAAGGGCCTTGTGAATTACGAGGACGAGCTCGGAAAGGCTATTGGGTTGACTCACGAGCAGTGGTGTCTGACGACTGTCGAGAAGGTGGACAACGCCGATAGGGGGGTTAATAAAAAGATCGCGGACAGGGTGTTCCGCAGGGACAACTCCACGTGTCGGCGGTGCGGAGCCGTGGTGGGTCAACCGCATCACCAATTTCCAGATAAAATCGTGAAGCTTCACGTCGGTCACTTGATCCCATTCACCCTGGAGCGCAAGGCCAAGTACACGGAGGATGACTTCGAGACCCTGTGCTCCCAATGCAACGAGGGTGAAAAGGCTCACGTGATGACCACGGAAATGAAGATCAAGATGCTTGAGCGCCAATTGGAGCGGCTTCGAGCATCTTTGCGAGATGAACAGAAAAGCGACACGGCACGGCATTGCCAATCTGCCGGTACATCGACGACACCGACCCCTTGAAGACGAAAGAGTCCGGGAAGGTCTGGATCCGCGCACACTCGCGGACCGTCAACCGTCGCTCCATACTCGGGTGGTTGTGAATGACGGGCCCACCACTGCCGCCGCCGCGCCCCGTGATGGTCGGCGAAGCGTCGTTCCAGTCAAGCTGACGGTTACCAAGATAGCCCGTCAGCCGACACTTGTGAGCGGTTCCTATGTGCTGAATTGATGCGTCATATGTAATAGGCAAATCACCGATTGCACTTCTAAGAGTCAATAGCGTCCCCACAGGTTCTGGCCACTCGAGTTCATGGTCAATG